TTCTGGCTATGAGTACAAGTTAAATGAGCGTATTGAGCCTGTAGTTAAACAAGCTGAGGACTTTGCCAAGAAAGAAAGCCAAGCTCAGATAGACCTGTTTAACAAGGTTGTTTATGGCAGCACCCTCAATAAAGTCGACCCGACTAAACTTCGTACGGACTATAAAACACCTGAAGAACAGAAAGCTTATGACGAGGTCAAAGCTGACTACAACAAACTAGGTGGTGCTGGTAGAGCACTTTACGTCACAATGCGTGACGCTTACAAAGAAATGTATCAGCGTATCCTTGATACGATTGGCGAGCGGATTGACGCATCGGTTACTGACCCAGCAAGAGCCAAGATAATTAAGAAAGATATTTACGAGCGTCTAGTTACTAAAGGTAGGATTGATCCTTATTTCCCACTAGCACGTTATGGTAAGTACTGGTTATCGTACTCGGCCCGGGACGACGCTGGACAGATGGAGTTTTATGTTGAAGCGTTTGAAACCGAACGTGAACGTGCCCGTTATATGCAGCAATTAGAGCAATCAGGCGCACAAGATGTTGAGGCTTTCTCCAATCTATCCGAGATTAACTATCGCCGTGTCCCTGCCAATTCGTTTGTTAACGGTGTGTTACAGGTTATGGAGCTTAATAAAGTCCCAGCCGAGGCAACCGAAGAAGTGCTACGTTTATTCCTAAGTTCCCTGCCAGAAACAGCGTTTGCCCAGTCTTTCCAACGTCGTAAAGAAACGCTTGGTTTTAACAAGGATGCTATCCGTGCCTTGCGTGAACGTGCTTACCGCACATCCCACCAATTAGCCAGCATGCGCTATGCGTCTAAGTTAAATGAAGTTTTAGACAATATGAAAGAGTATGCCCGTGGCGTAGGTAAGGGTGCTGGTGATGAGGCGCAGCGGGACAACCGAGTAATTAATGAGTACGTTAAAGAGTTTGAAAAGCGTATTAGTTACATTAATAACCCAACCGTATCTAAGTGGTCGCAAGTTGCAACCTCGTTTGGTTTTAATATGACCTTGGGCTTTAACATATCGTCCGCCGTTATTAACTTAACGCAGGTTCCGTTGATTCTTTATCCATACTTAGCCGGAACTTACGGCTATGGCGAAACAAGCAGAGCAATTAGCGATGCCTACAAGATATATTTAAATAGTGGCTTTAACCGTGAAGTTGAACTCATAGGTTCTAATGGGCAGCGTGTACGTCAAAAGGCTATGCCAGCCTTGGATAACTACGATTTTGATGCGCCTAACCTACCCCCACAAGTCAAACGTCTAAGAACTTTGGCACGTGTTGCTAGAGATCAAGGGCAACTCAACCGCTCGCAGTTGTATGACATCCTAGAAGTAGACGAGCGTAACAACGCTTTATCTAAAGTCAATGCTGCTTCCGGCTTTATCTTCCATCATGGTGAGCGTCTAAATCGTCAAGTATCCTTGATTGCTGCGTATAACCTTGATCTTAATAGGATGATGACTAAGCCTACCAAGGAAGAGGCTGGTCTTACCCAAGAGCAGAAAGAAGAGAAAGCGGCTAACCATGCAGTCTATACCGCAGAGTTAACCAACGGCGGAATTTCCGCAGCTGCGGCACCACGTATTGCTCAAAGCTCGCTTGGTAAAGTTTTGTTCATGTTCAAACGCTATGGTGTGTCAATGTATTACCTGTTGTTTAAGACCGCTCGTGAAGCGTTAAAAGGTGAAACACCTGAGATACGTAAAGCCGCCATGAGTCAGATTGCTGGTATTTACGGCACTGCAGCATTGTTTGCTGGTGTTCAAGGCTTACCAATGTTTGGTGTTGCAGCCATGGTTTACAACATGTTTGCAGACGATGATGAGGATGACTTTGAAACCGCTACTCGTAAATACTTAGGTGAAGTGCCTTATAAAGGTCTATTGAACTACGTAACTAACGTTGAGATTGCAAGCCGTACTGGATTAAGTGATTTGATTATTCGTGATTCTGGTAAGCAAGATTCTCAGACAATTGCTTTAACTATGATGGAGATGCTTGGGGGTCCTGTATTTGGTGTTGCATCCAGAGTTGAGCGTGGCTTAAGTATGATCCGTGATGGTAATATCCAACGGGGTATTGAGAATATATTGCCATCGTCTTTAGGCAACGTACTAAAAGGTATTCGATACGCAACCGAAGGCACTACAACTCTACGTGGCGATCCAATTACTGGAGAAGTTAACTCATGGAACATAGCTGCTCAGGCATTTGGTTTTGCCCCAGCCGATTACACCCGCCAGCTTGAAATTAACAATCGTCAAAAAGGCATTGATAAATCGGTCAATCAAGAAGAAACTAAGCTCAAGCGTCAGTACTATCTAGCCACCCGCATGGGGGATAGTGAGGGTAGAAAAGAAGCTCGTGACAAGCTCTTAGAATTAGGTGCTAAACACCCAGCCCTAGAAATTAACGCTGGCACGGTTGGTGATGTTTTAGACCGTTCTATTGAGGCGCAGAAGCGAGTAACTGAGCGTATGCGTAACGGGGTAGCTTACAGTCCGAAGATGCTCAAAGAGATTGAGCAGAACCTTAAGGAATACGATTAGGAAAAAAACCCCCGAACTAGTCGGGGGTCAAAGGGTTCTTCACGTATCGGAGAACTAAAGCAACAGGAGAATGTTGCAACTGCAGTATATTACAAAATTCGCCAAAAACGCATTCCCAGTTTCCCACCTTCGATCCTGTCATAGCCTTTTAATTTAAGTTCCCTTTCCTTTGCTACTATTTGCATCTGTTTGTTTAATTCTGCTAAGTTAATAGCTGGAATAAATATTGACGCTCCTACAACAAAATCATCCCAATTTATCTTAATAACCACTCCATCAGGACAGACTTGACCCTTCTGTCGTATCACCTTCAAGGGCAGCTTTATGTTCTGCGGCGGATGTGAGGGCTTGTTCTCTGTCGTCATCTAAGAATCCTTCTGCATTAATGTGCCATACATTTAAAGACGGCAAGCTCATATGGGTGCCTTTAGCCATACGCTTTTTATCGAGCTTAGCCTTAGTGCGTCCACGTTTTAGGGAATCAGTCAACCACTCGTAGTTAATCTGACGCTCTGTACACCACTTCCTCAGTGGGTTTGGATAGATAAATAACATTTTTAGGTCATATTCGTACCGTGCCACAAACGTTAGTTTCGGTGTTGCATCAGGGATTACAAGATGCTCTAGCGAATCAGACGTGCGAGTAACACGAGAATCCTCAGTGCTTTTAATACGTAAGATGTTGTTATAGTTCTCAGCCAAGAAGTTTGATAGGACACCCTCGGCATCGACATCCAAAGAATTAACCTGCTCCTTGATATTCTCAGTAAGGGTTTTAAGCCATTTAACTACGTTACTAACGTTGTAATTAATTAAGCCAACTTTCTTAGCGACCATCAAACCCATAATCCCATCTGCTGCAAGGACTGAGTGATACCGGTCCGCCGGACTAAAGCCACACAGCTTATCTAGTTTTTTCTGTGTTACTTTGTACATACTCTTGATACCATGAATATCATTCATGATGTATTGCAGATAAGGTAAATACGCATGTCCGTAGTTATTAGCTAGACGCTCACTAAGTATGTCGGTATCTTCCTTCTCCAAACCCGGTACAGGTTTAGCCCGTACTTCCAATAAGCGCATAGCCTCACCCTTGGGGATTGCCTTATACGCACTCATCTTCTCCATTAAAGACGCATTACCTGTGCTAACGGCATTCTGTTTCCAAGGCTCGCCACGAACCCTTTCTTCGTTGCCATTTGCTGACATACGGTTTCTTTGTGAACCAGACGTGTATTGATAAACAAAGTCGCTAGTCTCTTTGGCGGATGCGTTGGTAACTTCGTCCAAGGGTAGGAATATGTTTTTGTACTTCTCGGCACGATTCATCTTGGATGCTGCCGTGTCCGACTCTTTTAACACCAGCTTTTGTGGATTACCCCATACGCTCGCACCCGCTACAAGAGCCGTGGTTTTACCAATACCTGATTCAGGACTGTAAATATGAAATAAACATCCCGCAACCGGAGTAAATTCGGAAAAGATTGAGCCAAAAGCTAGCCCAATAGCGAACTGATGGATCTCCATACCGGGTCTATTAAAGAAGTCCATGGCTTCTTTCCACTCCTCAAACGAGCCTTTTGAGGTAAACGCACTAAATAACTGTGACGTTGCTGCTGAGGGTGGGTTATGGTCGACTCGATCCGCACAAACTTCTTTGTCTCCTACGACGAATGCCTCGCACTTCTCGTCTGTCCAACCAAACTGTCTACGTGCCTTGTCAGCTTTATTTGTAAACTGCAAATGATTAACCCAAGTTGTTACATATGACATAATTTCTTCCGTTTTTGAAAGGGCTACACCCTTAGAAGACATATATTTTCTAAGTTCGTCTTTGGAAGTAACGGCAGATAAAGGCACCGTAAACTCCCTGACTCCATCCTGCGGCAAATGCAGTCGAACAACCACAGCCTCGCCTACATCTGAATCTTCTAAACGACGAGTTACATATAAGTCGTTGTGGTAAATCATTACCTCGACTTCATCTTCTTCTTTAATTACTCGCTTAAAGATACCACCGTTTTTGCCACGGAAGTACGGATCAGGATATTTAGGAATAATATAAGTTTGAGTGTGCCCTTGATTTACGTAAGCTGGAGAGTCTTCAACAATATTGTCCTCGTCTGTAGCTTCCTGCACCTCACGACCTAAGACTATGGGAGACTTTATATTGCCTTTGTTAGGGCATCCCTCACATCCACCTGAGTTGTACTCCTCGAACTTAGCGCAGGTATAAGGACCCCCTTTGATACCACGTACTTTACGATCAGCCATCATGGGGCTGTATTCAGGGTGCCCACTTGATATTTTTTCTATGGCTACATCGGCATCAATACAGAACTTAGCAATAGATAGTCCCGCCCTCCACATCGGTTCCGACATGCTAGCTTGATGCTCAATAATGTACTTAAGCTGATTGCACCCTTCACCCTTGACTGTCTTGAGCATAATGGTCTTAAACCGATTTGTATAGTTCCCAAGCAGGGCTTTGGTAACCTCGTCCATCTCGCCACGAGGAATATACGACGGTCTAACTAGGACTGGTTCTCCTATAACATCTTTTAGTGTGTCATACTCCAGTGGTTCACCAGGCTCACTAAGTAACTTAACCTCTCTAGGTTCGTCGTTTTTGTAATTTAACGTTCCTGGCACACGAAGAATCCGTACCGAATCTGCCGTTACAACGGGGTCGGCAAACAGGTCATGCTCGTCACAGAGCCGTTTTAATTGCTCAGCTAGGGGTGTCCATGTTTCACGTGAAACAGGCTCGGTTAAAGCCCAATAGGCATGCACTCCCCCACCAGAGTTAACTAGTGATGGTTTAGGTAGTCCTGTTGCTTTACAAAAAGCCTTTAACGCTACAAGTGCTTCCGTCTGTGTTTGATAAGGCTTATCTGGCCCACAGTCTAAGTCGACATATAACGACCTAAGTTGTTTAACGTTTGCGGTCTTCCTAGACTTACCGTCTTCAAACGTGGCTAGTGCGTAGTACGCATCATAGCCCTCGTCTTTTAAATTGTTGGCAACCTCTACTGCTTGGTCAAGCGTTTTAAAGAACTTTTGTACTGGTTTGTCTGAGTTCTTTTTTAGCCCGACTATACAGTAGTATCCTTCGTCTCCGAGGACTTGCCGTAGAAATTCTAAGTTGTTCATTAGCCACCCTTGTTAGGTGGGGTACTAGCAGATTCCTTAACCACTTTACAGAAGTGTACGGGCTATTTAAAGTCGCCTCGCCGACTTACTACATCTGCGTTCCCCCGTAAAACGTTATTTAAGCATCATCCCATTCACCAACTAAATCCTCTAGTTTAGGTTCGGCAGTAACGGCTGCCTTCTTGGGTGCGGCTTTCTTTGGTTCTTCAATTTCCTCTGCTTCCGCCTTTGGTGCAGCTAGAGCGGGTTTCTTATCCTTAACACCATCGGTCTGTGCAACCGTCATGGTAATTGCGGAAATGGCTTCGGAAGAATCCTTCAAGCGTTGAATTACTTCAAACTCTTCTTCACTTACAGGACGCACGGGTTTAAATATTAACTTAGGTGTAGGACTTGCTGTGTCAAACCGCATCTCAGTAACCACCCCCGTTATGGGTGTACCATGATTTTTCAGGTGACGGGCATAAGCCTGAAGTGGGAGTTTACCTTTCTCACCATCACCAAATACCGAAGTAGGTGGCAATACAAGTTGATAAACTTCCTCTTTGTCGATTTCGCCATCAAGCACAACGGCTAAGCGTTGTTGATAACGACAAGCACGACTATCACCTTGACCACTACCTTTGATGTTTTGTGGGCAAGTCAAGCAGGTGGCTGATTGCTTTTCTTTGACCTTTTCATCAGGGCGTTGGCTGTCGGCTGACCAGCAAGTTGGGGACACAGTTTCACCTTCTACATAAGTACCTGCGTAGAAAATCCGTGAAACTTTAGATGCAGCTTTGATAATCACCACACTCATGGAGCGCTCTTCCGATACACGGTACTCTTTACCGCCAATAAACTCACGGAATACACCACCTTTAATGCTAATACGACGTGCGCCTAAACCACCGTCGCCTGTACCAGCTAGGGCATTAGTTGCATCGTCTGTTGCATCTTTGAGGTATGCAGGTAAACCACCTTTAAATAGGGTTAAATCACTCATTTGACGTTCTCCTTAAATATCATCGTCAGGGTTAAAATTAAGTACTGCTTGCTTAGGGTCTTTGTTTGTTACTGTGAGGCTCCCATCAGCTTCCTCTTTTACAAGTTCTCCACCGTTTAGTCTTCGTAGGGCTGACTCAACTTCACTAATCTTGAAGCGATAAACACCGCCAAGTTTTAGAGAAGGGATTAAGTCCTGTCGAATCCATGCACGGACGGTTGATACCGAAAGCGAGAAGTGTTTAGCCACGTCCTCTATCGGCACAAACGGTTCATCCGACATTTAGTTCCTCCTTATAGTTACTGAATATTCAGCGTTTGCATTTAGCCCCGGTGGAAGCAGTTCAGGGTTCTCTTCTAAAAAAGCCCGCATATTGGTTTGTTGAAGCCGCTTCTCCAATAGTTCAGGCACACCATGTTCAAGGATAAACTTGTGCATGGATTCCCAATCAGAAGTTGAATACGTAGTCTTAATGGTACGATAAACAGTTCCTGAATTAGTTCTTAGACTCTCTACTCCAGAGTCTTTCATGTGTTGAAGAATAGCCATCTTGACGGTCTTCATATCAGCGTCGATCTTGCTGATCTGCTCTTCCATCTCGTGGGCAACTTCATATTTTTTATCACGCATCTTGATATAGATGCGAGTGAGCTTTTCTAAAGGGGGCTCTACCCCTGTCTTGGTGTCTGACATACATTCTCCTGTTTTAAAATAATAACGGCTTGGTTTTATTCTCGTTATCGGTATTACTACTGTACTACTGTACTACTAAACTTTATCTTTATCAAGCAGATTATTGTAAAGCTCTACTAATTTTGAATGATCTGTAATGCGGTTGTCAAGCATTTTATATAGGTGTTTCTCCGCATTCGATCCTTGCAATCGCACAACTGTTACTGGATGTTTCTGTCCTGCTCGATGCGCACGTGCATTTGCTTGTGCATATATTTCTAGACTAGGAGTAGGTCCCCACCAAACAATTGTATCGGCAGCGGTAAGTGTTACTCCATGTGCCGCAGCTTGCGGCTGAATAATTAATATACGTGGATTTGGACTCTCTTGAAACCGTTTAAATATATTTGCACGATTAGAAGCAGTTACATCACCATTAATGATTTCTGTGTTGAACCCATCATTAATTAATTTCTTGGTTAGTATTTCAATCGTATTCTTAAAAGGTACAAATATTAAGATCTTTTGCTGTGTCTCATCAATCACTTCTCTTAACACCTTATAACGATTTTGAATATCAAACTCCAAAGTCTCTCCTGAATCGGAATATACCGCACCGCAAGATATTTGTAGGAGTTTGCTTAATCCAACTGCAGCATTTACCGCAGTGACTTGCTCGCCTACCGCTTGCATAACCAAGCGTTTTCGTAGGGTATCGTAGTATTTTTTCTGTTGCGCAGTGAGTTCAATTTCACGGGTTGCATAAGTTAACTCAGGCAGATCTAGGCACTCGTCCTTGGTAAATCGGATGGCTGGTTGTAAGGCTTCAAATACTACTTTGTCTGCGTTGGGTTTATTGACCCATTTAAACTTGGATATTTTGTACATCACCATGTCTTTGAAGCTACCAAAGAAACGGGGTACATTTTGTGGGTTAACTAGCTTGGCTAGACC